GTCGATGACTTCTTGAATCGGTGATTCTCCATTGAATAAAGTGCCGTCGATGTCGCAGATGATTGATGGATTAGGCATTGAATACTTCTGTTGGTGCAGTTTCGTTTGGCGTAAGCATCGACATTTCCCGGTCCTCGATCGTGACGCCGTATTTCTTTGCAGCGGTTTCTGCTGCCAGTTTGCGTAGTGCGACTTCCTCGGCGCGTTCCATCAAATGTTCCTCAAGCGATTTGCCCATCATGCCGACGATGTCGCGCATGTTGCGTGCGCCGATCTTCCACATCGCTTCCAGCTCCTTGCTGACGCGCCCATCATCGATTGTGAGCTTGGCTGGATAAGTGAATTCCCACCTCCACCAGTCTTCCGATTGTGGCAGGATTCCTTGTTTCTGAGCCTTCGCGACTGCATAGCCAACCATACGATTGGCTGCATACGCTAAGATGTCTTGCCGATCCTCGACCGCGCGTTGAGCTTTGCCAATTTCGCTGCGTTCCGCCGTTCCTTGTCCGGTTGGTTTCCAGACAAGCGAGTATGGCCAGTTGATTCCAGCGAGAGCGCTGCGGATGATCCGATCGTGGAACGATTCCCACACATCGCCGGGACGATCCGATTTGATTGTTTCAAGTTTTCCACCGGAGTTTGATTTGAAGTAACGAATGGCACCACCATCCATTGTCTCGTAGGTCATTCCCTGTCCGGTTGTGCTGTCACCGACAAGGATATTGCCAGGATCATCAGGATCTGGTCCTCCATGCTCGTTGTATTCGATCAGTCCAATGCTCGAAAGCATCATCTGTGCAAGTCGTTCCCAGTCGTGCGACTGGAGCATGTCGCGAAGATCGTTCAGCGCATGAGTGAATGCAGGCAGTCCTCGGCCTTGTTCCTGCCAGCTTGGATCGTAAAGATGGATGACATTTGCAGCGTCAAGATACTCGACTGCTTTGCCGTCCTCATCGATGATGATGTATTCTTTCGGCGCTCCGCTGGAGTAGTAAACGATGCCATCAATCAAAGTTCCGCCATGAAACTGAATGCTATCTCGCGATGACATAAGTTCCCTCGGTGTTCCGATTCGATGCGATGGAATGTGCTGATAACGTGGATAACCGTCCGGTGTTTGAGTGAGCAGAACGAATGCTTCACCATCGCGGTCGATCGCGGTTGAGATCAGATAGAGTGATGTCTTAAAATCGTGCATGCCACCGCGAACATCGCCGATTGCATACCACTGATTCTTGAGCCAGTCGGATGCCACCTTGCCGAATTCTGTATCGATGCCAGTGAATTTTGGCGCCCATGCTCGACCGACTGCATACATTGCCTTCTGCTCGATGGCGCCACGCGCAGGTCCGAGGTTGAGGAAGAGTCGACGCGATGCTGACAGCAAAGTGTGCCGATCATTGTAGGGGACGAGCTTCCCAATATCCTTGAGTTGCACTGGCTCCCATGGCCGATCACGAGAGTAGCGGTTGGCGGAACGTGCCGCCTGCATCACCGCCGTGTTGCCCCATTGATCGAGAATTGCCATCGCTCAATCGAGGATGTCAAAAGAGAGCACGCGACCGAGTGCTTGGAGCAAATCCTTGATTGAGCCAAGCAAGTGCCAAGCGAAGTGCGGTCTGCCTCGATGACTCATCAAGTCCGATCACCTTTGCCATCGTCACTCCATTCTTCCCTGCGCTGGTAATCGAATCCATGCCGCCCTTGGTTAATGCGCCACCGGAAATGGCAGCATCAAATGCAGCGCGAATGTCTGCCACGCGCGATGCATCACCATAGGCCCACTGGAATAGGTTGTGCGCAGTGTTATATACGGTTGACGCCATTCACATGGCGAGAGATGTCAAACATCGAAGCCAGGAATGATCTTGAGCATGAGCGCGGCCACGATCTGCATCGCCTCGACGTCCCATCCGTGGTTGTCTCGTCTGACTTTTACCCACCGATACTCGACCTGCTTGGTCTTGCCATTGACGATCTCACGCTTTGCTTCCGAGTCGATTTGCTTGAGATATTCTTCCGGTGCATCGTCTGGGATTTCCCACGATTGTGCCTGTCCAGTTCGATGAGCGTGCAAGATATCCTTAATCCGATCGGATGCCCAGAATGCGTAGCGCGCTTTGCGTCCATTGGTGGCAGATGCTTCCGAGAATTTCGAGAATGGTCGATGGATGATGTCACCATTTTGCTTCTTATATGCGAAGGATGCCTGTCCAGATCCGTGCAGCGCGGTCCAGTCATTCGATGCAGTCGCGCAGTATACCTGGTCCGTGTTGTACTGAGCATCAACGAACGTCATCTTTGGAGAAACCTTCATGCGTCTGCGCAGTTCCTCGATCTGGTCGTAGGTTTCCATGCGCCCGAAGAACAGCAGGCGCGATGATCCATCAGAGCGCCATGCTCGGCAGACAACCCAGAAGTGATCTCGCTGGACGTCGACCGTTATAAAGCGATAGGTTTCATTCTCTACTAGTTGACCCTGTGAGAATTCGGCGAGTCTGTATCCATCGCCGACGAGTGCCTGGCGGTTGTCTGTCAGATCCTCTTCCCAGCTCTCGGCCAATCTTTTCTGAATGAACTGCCGCAGCGGATCTATGTTTCCGACCTTCATTGCGGCCTTCGCTTCCAAGTTGAGTAGTGCAATTTCCCATAGTGGCTTGCGCCAGTTGCATAGGACATTGTAGTGAAATCCAACGTGACCAGGTAGACCGCTTGATGTCTGAATGTAGGACGCTGACTCTGCCAATGCTCGGCGCTGCTGCGTGTTGTCCGCGCATGTCCAATCGCAGTCTGGATTATCACATTTGAGCTTGGCGCTTTGCGCTCGATCGAGAAGCGATTTTTCTTCATCGTCGTCAATCACCACATTGCACCACTTCCAAGGCTGGATCGTTGCACAGGATGGACATTGAAAAGAGAATTCACGCTGGTCAGTTTGCTGCCATGCCTTGTCGAGGTCGTCGCCCTTGGTTCCGGCCTGAGAGAGGATGAAGAATTGACGATTCCAACGATCATGCAATCGACCGCGAGATTCGTTGAGCATGCCTGGCTTGTATTGCCACGCCTCGTCGTTGAAGACTCGACGCATTGACTTACTCTGAAGCCCCGAGAGGTTGGCGCCAGTTAAGAACAGCGACATGTGAGGAAATAGGATCTGCATCTTGCGCTTCTTGTGGCGATCCTCCGGCAGGAGCGCAGCCGTTTCCGGCGTGTTGCGGATCGCGTAATCCATCCGAGTCTCAGCCCAGTCGCGCAGGTCGTCATCGGTTTGGCCGACGAGCAAAGTTGGCCCAGGATCTTCCGAGATGATGTATTGCAGCGCGGCCTCGATGAAGGTCGTCTTGCCAGTTCCAATCGGTGCGAGGAAAACGATTTCTTTGGCGTCAGACTCAGCCAAGATGTCGAGCGGTTCGCGCTGCCACGGCGCGTTCTCAATCTGAAATTTTGGCGTCAATCCATCTTGGATCGCGATGCGTCCAGATGACCAGGCTGATGGAGATAGGCGAGCTGGCGGTCTGATCGCCTTGCGGAATGACCCGATGATTGAGTCTATTCCGGCTGCCATATTTTTGACGATTCGTCGTTGAGCATGGCCATCGTTTCATCGACCTTTGCCCGAATAACCTTCTGCATTCCGGCTGGCGTCATTCCCTCAAGCATTGGTGGTAAGTCAGCTTCCATTCGCATGATCGCGGCCTTTACTGCTGCGCCGATCCGCAGCATTGATTCCTCTACCATCGCTCGGCTGACGTATGATCCGGCAGCTTCCCGCAGCTTGAACGCATTCACGAGTCCGTCGATCTGAGTCTTGATGCGCTGCGCGTCATGTTTATCGGTGCAATGCGCCAGCTCCGAGATCAGACGTTCGGTGTGATCGGATGATTCGATTGGATCGCTGGGTGGTGGTGTGGCCGGCACTGGCTTCCACTCGTCTTTGAGGGTCTTGGGGAGATTCCGGCATCGAGCGATCTTATCTTTTACCTGCGCGTCGTCCCAGACATCGACGCCACCACGCTCCCAGTTCCCGAGGGTCTGAATGCTGATGCCGATCTGTGCCGAGCGTTGGTTTCTGGTCTGCTTTTTCATGCCTCAGTCAAAAAATGACTCATGCGGACTTGTCGAAATGAGGCGCAAC